CCTTTAAGCCTAAATCCTCTTTAGCATACTTCAGAAGGTCAGCCTTCAGCATTTCTGAAGGATTTTTATCCTCATAACTTTCCTGTTCTTTGTCATAATTGTCAGGAAGTTTATGGAATTTATCCTTAGGAACATCATTCGGGTCACCCGCAAAAGTATATGTATGATTAACCCTCCTACGTCGGTTTCTGAAGAAGCACTCAACCTTACACAAATAAGTATAAGATTTTCCTGATTTTCTCTTTTTCTTAGCCATAATCTACCTCTTATTAATAATTAGAATCCTCGATGAAAGCCTCAGGAGTCAAAGTTAGAAAAGCATTTATCGCACCAGTAGTGAGAGCCGCTGTTCCAACTGCAAAGTTGAGTTTTATATAACGCCTAATACCATGAGGTAAAGGCTGCGTGAGGATATCATCACCTTGTGAAATTTTACTGTGATCCAACACTGGAGTCTGAATTACTGTTGCCCAACTTGAATTATCAGCACTATCCTTCAGTGACACCTGTAAAGTAGCACTTCCACTAGAGGCAAGGTCAGCCTCAGGTCTAACAATTAAGTAGACCGGAGTTCCAACCCCCATTCCGGGAGTAGCCCTGCCAAAGTCAATAATATTTGTACTATCCGTATTCGCTCCAGAACTTACACCTGTTAAGTCCTGACCTTCAGATAGTGTCAGATTATAATCTAAAATCATTTTTAATCTCCTTTATTTTCATTTTTATTACTATCCCAGTAACATATAGAAGGCTATCCTATTAAGTTACCGCAGATTCAGTATTTAAAATAGCATCCATCTGTCTTACAGGCACACCTCTGAAATACTCAGTAGGTAAACCCCATCCATTACTAGGCTGATAATTGACATTAGATTTATCCTTGATATCAATGTCCATATCAGCGAGAAGAGTACTATTCGCGTATATGACGGCACCTCGTCCATTGTTAGGTAAAGTCCTTAATGCCCGAAGTAAAGTATCGTCATCGAACGAATTAGATGAACTAGACGGAGTTTCGATATTTGCAATACGGATAACCGAACGAGCGTCATGAACAAATAATCCAGGCTTAATTTTGAAATCGGTAACCCAAGCAAGAAATTCGCCGGAATCTTCACCGTCAACTAGCATTTTACCCAAGTCCTCGCTGGACAAGCCTAACTTTGAATTCTTAGGATAGATAAAATGAGTTTTCTTAACTCCCCACTGAACAATGTATATAGAGGTCAGGTCACTACCTGAACCACCATTATTATATACATTACCATAACTCAGGTCGTTCAATCTGGGAGCAAGACCGTTAAACTCTTCAGGGTCAGTATCAGCATTACCGTAAATGAAAGTAGAGGCAAATTCCTGTCCCATACCTTCTAGAAATGCTACATCTTCAGTTGCTCTGAATTGCTGAGGGTTGCTTGCCATTGATGCCAAGTCAACATCCACTTTTGAAAGTGCCTCAAGAATTCCACAACTCTCAGTTATCTGTCTTGTCTCAGACCGCTCTTCAGTAACACCATCGTTCAGTTTTCTCCAAGTACCGCTTGGAAGGGTCTGTCTGATAGTCCCTTTATGACCTCCAGGCTGATTACCTTCAATCCATACAGCATCAGCAAGGAACTCATTAGTTTCGTTTAGTACTTCCGCAATTGTCTGAACACTGGAATCATCGATACGTTTCGCGAGTTCAGCAAGCGTCAGTTTTGTAGAACTTAGTAAAGCCATTTTTCAATCTCCTTATTTAATAATTATCATTCTTGCATAGAAGGATATTCAAAACCACCTAGAGGACTTTTACTTGAAGAATCGGAATCAGTCTCACCTTCTTGTAAGTCCTCAACGCTGGTGCCGAATTTATCAGCAAGTTTTTCAGTAGTTTTTTGGACTTTATTTGAGGCGAACTCTTTTACGGATTCGACAAATCGCTCAGTTTGTGCCTTAGTCGTTTCTTCATCATCACCGACAAGTAATGGAGCGACATTATTCATATTTCCAAGGTCATTTTCAGAAAGAATACCATTGACATTTTCTTTCAATTTTAGGCGTTTATTTTCGCGCCTTTGCTTTTCCTGTTCCTCTTCCAGTTTACGAATCCTTTTCTGTTCTTCAGTTTCCTCTGGATGCTCCTTCTTATACTTCTCTTCAACTTTCTCACTAACCAAATCGGGTAAAGTTTTTTCCTTGTAAGTTTCAATTCCTTTAGAAACCTTCCTGTCGGTATAAGATTTAATCCACTTACCAACTTCACCATCTTCATCTTCTGCCAATTTCTCGACAGTATCAACCCCAATTTGAATGTCTTCTACATCCACGCTTGCCAGCCAGTCAGGTAGTTCCTGGTTGTCGTTATTCTGGGATTCTTTAATTTTGTTTTTCAGTTTACTTAATTTCATTTTTGTTTCTCCTTAGTTTCCTTCCAGTCACAAGTCCTAGAAGTATTATTTATTTTCTTTCAATCTATACATATCTTCATTCTCCAATTCTTTAACTTCCTCCTCTTTACCTTCCCGTAGTTTTCTACCTGCTCTAATCCAGTCTGCATTCGCGGCATCACAGGCTAAATTTATTATCATCTCACCGTCATCATTATACTCAACAGGAGGTATTTTTTCAAAATCTTCTTTAGTTTTTTTAGTCATTCCATCCATCTCCAAAGAAACTCCACCGATTATCGGCTGATTTAAATTTCATATTTTTTACAGATATTCTTTTGTTTATACCTATCATTATGCATTCCTTCTCATGACCGTAGGAACCCGTAAACTTTGAAAATAAATCTTTATGTAAAACCACCTCGTCCATTTCGAAGGTATACTTAACATCAAAACCACCATATCCCGAACCGAAGCCTTCAGCAATATCCTCACTTGTTGAATAACCTGATAATGCTTTATCAACAATAGGACACTGATTAGGTCTATTCTCCAATAAATCACCAACTACTTTTCTCCCGTGCCCTCCATTTGTTCCACGGTAAAGATTTATTGTATCCCCATCAAAATTGTCCATATAAGTTTGATTTATTGCCCTTAATTTTATGTAAGCCTCATCACTAATTTGCTTGACTTTATTACCATAAGTACTCGCCTCATCAATATTATACATTCTGAATACTGCTCTTCTAGTCCTTAAATCTTCCATTTCAAAGGCTTTTTTTCTAAATAACTTTGCTCCAGTAGTCTCAGCATTACGTTGCCAATCCTCAAGATAATTTTCCATCAAATCTTTTAAATCATCGTCATCGCGCATTTGTGCACGTAAAACCCTACCCACTGAATCTAAATCATTTCTTTCACTCCCAGATAAAGTATCATCTAATAAATTTTTATATTTATTTTTTTGTTTCACATAATACCTAGAATTCTCAGGATTCTTAAACCTTCTAGCAGTCGGGTCATTATACCATACTGGAGCATCTTTATCTTTAATACGCTTTGTAAATTTAGGCTTTTTACCAGTTTTATTTTCATACCATTGGGAATAACTCTTTTCAGGCTCAGTAGATTCAAATTCTGGATGCTTTACATGAGTCCTAGTTGTACAACGACAATTAATGTCCATGTAAGCAACACCAAATAATCCAGGTGCTGGAGCGGAATAACCGCCTAACTCAAAATCCTGCTCTTTCTTAACCTTCTGTCCATCAAGAGCACCATGTTCCGGACGAGTTCTTAAATCAAGAGTTGCATCCCATATTTTATAAACTTCAGCCTTAGTATCCTCAGTTAGTTTAGATAATTCTTCTCGAGTCTGCATATGTCCCATCTCTTGCGCTCTGTGACTCTCAGTCCGTATTATCCTATGGGACTTATAAGCACCAATACCTAGACGGTCTGAGACACGCTGTGAGACCTGTCTATAAGAATAACCTTGTATAACCCCCTGGGATATTTCGCTCCTTAGTTGTTTAGTAGTTTGATTTACATTATCTTGCAGTCTAGCAGGCCATCCAATTCTATCATATTTATTATCAAGGACTGCCTTCAACTTTTTTTCGTTCAGTATAGCCATATTAAAGTCAGAATTGGTTGCTTCAGATAGTAAATAAGAATCACCATAATAGGTTGATTTAAAAGTCCCTTTAATTGATGATTTTATATGAGTATCAACTTTATGTAAAACCTTGTTCATTTCCTGGACAACTTGCTCCTCCATTTTTTCAAGGCGACCGTATTTGGACATTACATTCAAAGATAAAGTCCCTTTCTGACCATACTTAGTATAGGCTTTCTGTAACTGGGAGCGGATATTACCCAAGGCACGCTGATATTCTCTCAGCAATAGTTTTTCCTTGTTAGCAAGGATGCCATTAGATAATTCATTAGCCAAATTATTTGGAATATCAAAAGACATTACTCTTCTTCACCCTCTCCAGTTAAGTCAATTGCATCTAGGTTAATTTTCCCTTCACTATCTTTGTCCATCCTCTCAATCTCTTCATCCGGGTCTTCAATAAAGGATAGCAAGGATAACCTTGTTTCTTCAGATATTTGTCCCTTTAATTGTGCGGTTGCTTTAGCCTCATTAAGTATATCTATTGGTAAATTCCTAGTAAAATGAAACTCAATGTCTTTATAGGAAAAATCAACGCCGCCGTATTTATTATCGATAAAATCAGACATTACCCGGAATTGATTTTTCAACCCGTTTACGAATTTGCGTTCTTTAGTTATTGATTGATTTTCCAGACCCAATAATCTATACTTTAAGGCTATACCAGAAGAATTCTGGAACTCTTCATCTAAATAATTTGGGCACTTAGAAAACTTGTATATATTTGTCTCTAACCGTTTCAAATGCTTGTCATTGAATTCACCGGATAAATCCTTAGTCAGATAACTTACATTAGCCCCTTCAGGAACATTCATTGTTCTGGAATTCTTAATTTTTTTGGCTTGCTCATCATCAATCTCACCGCCTGTTACCAGAAGATAGGCGTTTCTTAGAGCCTCAGCCTCATCTTGATTATAACTTACTACCCTGTCATAAGCATCTATTAATTCTTTGACTTTAGCAAAGTCTGACTGCTCCTCATCGTTATTTTTTATCTTGATTAAGGGAATTCCACCTAGTAAATGAGGTTTCGGATTTTGAGGTGCCTCAGGGTCTTTAATAAAATCACCGTCTTTATTTTGAACATAGTAAGTAACAGTTTTTTGACTATACCATTCAACCCGCCATCTTTTCTCAAACTGA